ACAACTTTCCGCACCACCAAAGAGTCAGAACTAGTTTTGCACTTCAACCTAAAACAGGAGATATCCATTTATTTCCTAGTGGGTTAATGCATATGGTTGAACCTAACTATACTGATAAAGAAAGATACAGTATATCCTTCAATATGGAAATGACTGATATGTTAGTTGGAGAAGGTGGCGGAAGTTTTGGCCAAGATTTTTCTGCTGAAGACTATGACTATGACGAATTCTTATTTAATTTAGACGAAAGAGGGAATCCGATACGTTAATTTCATAAATAAACGTATGGAAGAAAACCTCATATCCTTTGACGCTCACTTACTATGGAACATAGTTCTAACCTTTGTTTTAGCACCATTAGGATTCCTAATCCGTAACTTACTATCAGAACAAAAAAGACTAGATATTCTTGTCAATAAGACACGTGAAGAAGTTGCTAAAGACTACGTAACACGTGAACAATTATCCAAAGAATTAGAAAGATTAATGGATACTTTGGATAGAATTGACAGTAAAATAGATAGACTTCAACAAAAGACTTACTTCCAAGAATAATTGTTATAAATAGTAGTAATAAGGGAATTTACTACTATGGCAGAACCGAACTCAAAAGCAACATTCAAACAATATATCAAGAGAGCTCTTGGTGCGCCAGTTATTGAAATCAATATTGATGAAGACCAACTGGACGACAGAGTAGATGAAGCGCTTCAATACTTTCGTGAATATCACTATGACGGTAGTATCAAGACTTATCTAAAACACCAAATAAGTGCTGACGATATCACTGGACTGAAATCAGACGAAACATTTACAGAAAACGCAGCTGGTACTCACGCAAAAACAGACCAACAATACAAACAACAACAAAACTATATTGTTTTACCTGAGTTTATATTATCTGTTTTAAACATATTTCCATTTGCAGACAAACACAATCTTAATATGTTTGATATCAGATATCAATTAAGACTTAACGACATATACGATTTAACAAATACTAGTATTCTATACTATGAAATGGTTCAACAGCATATCAGTATGTTAGACCAAATCCTAGTAGGTCAAACACCTATCAGATACAACACTCATATGAATAGATTGTATCTTGATATGGACGCTGACCAAATCAACGCTGGTGAGTACATTATCATTGAATGTTATAGAAAGATAGACCCAAATGATTTTACAGACATATACAATGACATGTGGTTAAAAAGATATGCAACTGCTCTAGTTAAATATCAATGGGGACAGAACTTATCTAAGTTTGGTGGTATCGCACTGCCAGGCGGAGTGGTACTTGAACCTGATAACATAAAGTCAGAAGCACTAGAAGAAAAAACAAGGTTAGAGGAAGAATCAAGACTGAATTACGAAATGCCTGTGTTAGATATGATGGGGTAATAAATGCCAACTAACGTATTCTTTAACCATGCAGTTCAAAGTGAACAACATCTATACGAAGATTTAGTTGTTGAATCACTTAGAATGTATGGACAAGAAACATTCTACTTACCAAGACAGATAGTTGAAACAGATACTATTTTTGACGAAGACGTGCAGTCCAAATTTGGTGACGCATACTCAGTAGAAATGTATATTGAAAACGCCGAAGGATTTGAGGGCGAAGGTGACCTCATGTCTAAATTTGGTGTAGAGATACGTGACCAAGCAACATTTGTTTTATCAGTAAGAAGTTGGGAAAGATTTGTTGGTTCAGACAATAATTTAGCAACAGGACTTAGACCTAACGAAGGGGATTTAATTTATCTTCCTTTATCAGGTTCATTATTTGAAATCAAATTCGTGGAACACGAACAACCATTCTATCAAGTAGGTAAACTATTCGTATTTAAATTACAGGCAGAACTATTTGAATACGCAGGTGAAGACTTTGATACTGGTACAGACGCAGACTTTGTTGAGACAGAACAAGCATACAGAGTTGACTTGAGAATGAACGCTGACGGAACTCCACCAAGTCCATATACTATTGGTGAGAATTTAACTTTAAGTGGAAATGTTGTAGGTGAGGTTGTCGGTTACAGTCAAGACGTATCACCTAATCAATTAGAAGTAATACACGTAACTACCACATTTAGAGTTGGAGATACTATTGTTGGTGCGACTTCGGGTACTTCAAGAACTATTGCAAGTATAACAGACGTTACAACAATGTCTCAAGACGCAAATGCTCAGAACTTAGACTTTGAAGGTAAGGCAGATAACTATCTAGACTTCTCAGAAACGAATCCATTTGGTGAGGTTACATAATGTTTGGAACACGTTTTTACAACGAAACAATCAAACGAGCAGTTTCGATATTTGGAACTTTGTTCAATAACATTGATGTTGCTGATATAAAAACAGACGGAACTGTTTTAAACATAAGAAAAGTTCCTATAAGTTATGGCCCAAAAGCAAAGTTTCTCGCAAGACTTCAAAACGAAACAAGTCTAAATGACGGAAACAGAACTGCTATCTCATTGCCTAGAATCGCATTTGAACTTACAGGTTTTGAATACGACCAATCTAGACAACAAAACAAACTATTCAGAAATACTAAAACTACTCAAGAGACAGATAAAGTTAATCGTAAATTTCAATACGCACCAGCACCATATAATCTAAACTTTACATTGTCTGTAATGGCAAACAAAATGAATGACGCATTGCAGATAGTTGAACAGATATTACCATATTTCCAACCTGATTATACAGTTACCATGAAGATGATAGACGATATGTCTGATAATAGAGACGTTCCCGTCATTTTGAATTCAGTATCATTTGAAGATACTTATCAAGGCGGTTTTGACGAAAGACGTGTAATTACATATGATTTAGAATTTCAAATGCAGTTATACTTCTTTGGCCCAGTTTATCAAGGTAAAATTATTAGAAACGTTATCGAAAGAGATTATATCGGTGACGGTAATTCAGGATTCACGACTTCTGAAATCACTAACGCAGGTCTTGTAAAAGAGGTTAAAAGTTATGAACCTGCATTTGAAAATAGAACAAATACGGCAGTATCAAATTCTTCAACAGTTGCATTTGGAACAGCACTAGACGCTGATATAAGTGTGGGAGACGAAGTATTTGGAACTGGAAACACAACTAACCCAACCATAAGTAGTATTGCGAATGATAAACTAAGTATGGTTCTGAGTGCAAATGTTACTATTGACGCAAATACAAGATTGAAATTTGTTGGTTCGGTAGATACTAATGACACGTTTGTAGTAGCAGAAACTGTTTCATTCTATGACGATGGAACAAACAATACCTACGCAGACAACCTAATAGACGATGCATAATTATGACAAAAAAAGTAGACGAAAAGTTAAACGACTTGCTCGATATTAACACCTCTTTAAAAAAAGAAACCAAAGCGGTTCCTATGATTCGACCTGATAAACAGCAGAACATAGAAACTGACTATAAGTATGCGAGAGAACACCTCTATGACCTCATAGAACGAGGCCAAGACGCAATTGACGGTATCCTAGACCTATCTAAAGAAACAGAACACCCACGTGCCTACGAGGTCGCAGGACAGTTAATTAAGACTGTAGGTGAGACTGCAGAAAAACTTATAGACCTACAAAGTAAAATGAAAAAACTAGAACAAGACGATGTCAAAATCAGAGACCAACATAATCATTTATACGTAGGGTCAACCAGTGAACTACAAAAGTTCCTAAAGAAAAACAATGGTACAAGCGAAGAATGAAGGTTATCTAGGCAACACGCAGATTAAACGTGTTGGTATAGAAACCAAATATACAGAAGCAGAGTTAGCGGAATACATGAAGTGTTCCAAAGACCCTTGTCATTTTATTGAAAATTATACACAAATTATTTCTCTTGACGAAGGTATGGTTCCATTTAAACTTCGTGGATATCAAGATAAACTAATTCAACACTACGATAATAATCGATTCAGTGTCGTTCTTGCGAGTAGACAGAGTGGTAAATCAATCACTTCTTGTGCATATCTATTGTGGTTCTTATTATTTCACCCCGAAGTAACTGTTGCTGTACTTGCAAACAAAGGTGCGATTGCGAGAGAAATGATAGCACGTATCGTAACTATGTTAGAGTCTGTTCCATTCTTTTTACAGCCAGGCGTAAAAATTCTAAACAAAGGTAATATTGAGTTTGGTAATGATAGTAAGGTTGTTGCAGCTGCAACTTCCAGTAGTAGTATCCGTGGACTCTCAATCAATATGCTGTATCTTGATGAGTTTGCATTCGTAGACGATGCAGAAACATTCTATACTGCAACATATCCCGTTATTACATCAGGTAAAGATTCAAAGGTTATTATTACTTCCACTGCAAACGGTGTAGGTAATATGTTTCATAAAATATACGAAAGTGCAGTACATGGACAATCAGAATACAAAGACTTCACAATCAACTGGTATGACGTGCCAGGCAGAGACGAAGCATGGAAAGAACAAACAATTGCAAACACCTCAGAAGCACAGTTTGAACAAGAGTACGGAAACTCGTTTTTGGGAACTGGTAACACTCTCATTAACTCGAATACGTTACTTGGGTTGAAAGCATATGACCCTGAATGGTCAAAAGAAGAATTCTACATGTATCAAAAACCCATAGAAGGTCACCAATATGTTATGTGTTGTGACGTTGCGAAAGGAAGAGGTATCGACTTCTCAACATTTAGTATCTTTGACGTATCTTCTAAACCATTCAAACAAGTTGCGACATTTAGAAACTCTTTAATATCGCCACTATTGTTTCCTGATTTGATTGCGAAGTATGGTAAAGCATATAATGACGCAACTGTTATTATAGAAAACAACAATGAAGGAAGTATTGTTGCGTCACAATTGCATTATGATTTAGAATATCCTAATGTTTTTGTACAAGGACAACTGAAAGCAGAAGATATTGGCGTAACAATGTCTAGAAAAATCAAAAGAATTGGTTGTTCTACCCTAAAAGAACTATTAGAAGAAGATAGATTGCAATTATTGGACAGATGGACTATCACTGAGCTCATGACTTTTGTAAATAAGGGTAGAAGCTTTGAAGCTGATAGGGGTTATCATGATGATATGGTAATGACATGTGTATTATTTTCATGGTTTGTAACCACAGATTACTTCTATCATTTAACAAATTATCAAGTCAAAGAGTTGTTATATTCAGAACAACAGAAACTTATCGAAGAAGATATGTTGCCTGCAGGGATTTTTGGAGACAGAACAGTAGAAGAAGAGTCGTTTGTAGATAATAATGGGGATAGATGGTTTAACGACCCGTTAGAGAATATAAAGTTATAAATAAAACAGTAAACAACTTTTGACATTAACAGGAGAAAAAGTATGGCATTTCAAGTATCACCAGGCGTACAGGTTAAAGAGATTGACCTTACAAATGTTGTGCCTGCAGTATCCAGTACAACTGGTGCTTTCGCAGGAACATTCCAATGGGGCCCTGTTGATGAAGTAGTAACAATTTCAGACCAAAAGGGACTAGTAGAGAATTTTCACGAACCTGCTAACACCAACGGAGCTGCAGAGGACTACTATTCAGCTGAAGGATTTTTAAGATATGGTTCTTCTTTGAGAGTAGTTAGAATAAACTCTACAGGATTGTTTAGTGCGAATTCAGCTGGACATGCTTCAACACTATTAAAAAATAGTGACGAATATGTTCAATCTTACCGAAGTGGTGCCTTATCAGGTACAGCAGGAAGGTGGGTAGCCCGTCACGCAGGAGTTTTAGGTAACTCACTAAAAGTATCTGTATGTTCAACTGCAAACGCTTATTTTGAAGATAACGCAGGGGCAACTACAGGGAATAACGCAGTTGGAGCTTTATCCATAACAGGTGTTGCAAACGCAACTACACTCTTTAGGGTAAGAGACATTATCACATTTGATAATCACACTCAAGAATACAGGATTACAGCTGCTTCAGGTACAACTTTAACCATTGAAGCAATCAACCAACCTGCAAACACAGGATTAACTACAGCAGTTGACGGTTCAAGTACAGCAGTCAACATTAACAGATTTTGGGAGTTCCATTCTTTCTTTGATAAAGCCCCAGGCACTTCCGCATCTGCAGCCGCTGTCGGTGCATCATTAGACGAATGTCACGTAGTAGTAAGTGACGAAGACGGTGTATGGACTGGAACTCAAAACGAAGTTCTAGAGGTATTCCCATTCGTATCACTTGCAAGTGACGCTAAAGACGCTCAGGGTGCATCAAATTACTACAGAGACGTAATAGAAAGACAATCAGAGTAC